CAGCAAGCCCTGCGCCAGTAAGCCACCGCCCGCTGTCGCCGCCTGTTGTGAGCGCAATGCGTCCGCGCTGTATATGTCCGTGACGCCCCGGCTAAAGGCGTCTGCAAAGCCTTGTCCCGCAATACCCTCGGCAACACCCTGTCTGGAGCCTCCCAGCGCCCCTACACCGCCCGCATACCGCGAGATACCCGGCAGCACCTGTTGCTGGAATGAGCGCCCCAAATCGCTGCTGAGTTGCTCTACCTGCTGATTCACCAGCCCGGGGTTGCCCCCGGCCTGTGCCTGTAGCGACTGCAGGAAAGGGTTATTGCCCAACTGCGGCAGCATACCCATACCCATGCCAAACAGGTTGCCACCCGCCTGGCCCGCAAACTGCTGCGCCCCGCTGGTATTAAGCCCGGTCAGCGACTGCCCGAGGTTGCGGGTGAAGTCCAGAAATGGCTGCTGTGACGGGTCTACATAGCTCTGACTGCTGCTACTGCCACGGCTTAATTCAAATGGCATATCAATATCTACCTGTTAACTCTATGTTCACGTCAAACCCCGCACAGCGCCATGAGCGGGCACCCTGTGCCAGCAGTTCAACGCTGATATAGCGACCGGTAGCGAACGTGTCCACTTTCTGATCTGTACCAATCGTGTAATTCACATACGGAGACCAGGTTATAGGGTCGCCCGGCTCCATCTGACCGCCCGCCCTGACGCTGATAACATCGCCGCTGTTGCCGATGACTTTGGGCCATACTTCTGTCAGCAACTTAACTTGTGTCGCATCACCGAAGTCCAGTGATTCACGTGAAACACCGGCATTAATCTGTCCGACTGCCTGACCTTCAGCACCGTCCAGCAAAACCAGCGTGTCATTGTCTATGTCGATGCCTACCAGTCCGTCTGATGCCTCTCTCGCCGCGTTGGCGTCATAGGCGCGGTCTATTGAGTCATACGTGTCTACAGACGAATCATAGTCATCTGTGACCGCTGCTGTGCTGACATTGCCGTAGCCCGCATGCGGACAACCGCTGCCACCAATACTCAGGTCGCGGAAACTGTTTGCGCCGAACACGTCAACAACGTCCTTAAATTGCGTGGTGCCGCTGGACGCATCCCAGATCAGCGCCTTGTTGGGGTGCAGCGCACCTTCGACCGGATAGGCAAAAATGACTTCGCTGGTATTCGGGCTGACCACAGCGAAGCACCGTTCATAAATGGCCTGGCCGCTGTCCTCACCCTGCGCAAGTTCCGCAAACAACGTCCGGCGCGTGGCCCGGTCTATCAGACTGCGTGTACCTGAACCGGTGCCGTCCGTCAGGTAGATGTCACCGTCACCCATGACCGCATGCAGCCCCTGCCACTCGGCAACACAATTCGGTGCCAGACAGCCCGCCGTGCGCAGTAACGGGCGCTGCCCGTAGATAAATTCATCACCTGTGGGGAACACTACGTATGCGCTGCCCGCCTTGTAGACAATGAAGTCCTCACCCAGCGACAAACCATCTGTGATGGCATTGCCGGTGTCACCCAGCGACAACGAACCCGCCTCACTAACTGTGCCCGCTGTCCATGCGTCACCGGAGGCACCACCGCCCGCGCTGTTGTCTGGCAAGGTTCCAGGGGCCGCTGCATCAGACCACATGGCAACCGAAGGCCAGTCAACGCCGCCGCCGATATTCAGCGCGAACAGGTGAAACCGGTGCGACCGCATAACTCGAGCTGTGTAGCCGCCCGGCCAGCCGGTCAGAGGTGCCACGTTGCTGGCAACCGATCGATCCCAACTGTGCGGGATAACGCCCCAGTTAATCACCGGGGAGCCGTTCAACTCGCACCCGTTCCAGTCAGCGGAGTCGGTGCCGCTGGGGGCATTGCTGGCCGGTGTCAGGTCGGTATGCGTACCTGCAGCATCCGTGACCCCGACTACAGACGCAGCACCGTACAGCCAATGATTGACCCCGTTGTGCAAACTGTTCTGCACATAGAGCGGGGTAGCAACCGCTGCGTTATCGTCATAAATATAGGCCCAGCCCTTGCGCTGTTCAATGTGAACATCAGAGAACTGCATATTACTCGCGCCAGTCCAGAACTCGGGCGGCACGTCATATGCGGGTACATCCACATTTAAGCCCTTCGGTCTGATACTGGCAAGCGCCATTATGCCCCCGGAATAATCTGCACCAGCAGGGTACAGCCCGCCTTACTGGTGAACCGCTCGGAGCCACTCACAACGTCTACATTGGCCTCAATGTAATCGCCGTTAGCCAATGATGTGACCACTTCATAGGTGGCAGATTCTTCGCCCGCGCCGTTAGTGTCAAAGTCAAGCGCCTCGCCCTGCTGGACGCCGTTCTTGTCAATGGTCAGCAACCAGTCTGAAGGATCGTCAATCGAATCCCAGAACAGACACACGCGGGCAATGACAACAACGGTCTCGCCTGTGGCGTTGGTAATGCGGTTGTTGGTGGTGTCAACCGTCAGGCCGGTGCTGGCGTAGTTCGATACGTCCAGCTCCAGTTTGGTTTTGCTGCTGATAGCGCCGTATGACTGCGCAGTTATCTGCGCCTGTGCAACGCCTCGCACACGACTGACATTCACCCACGCCGAACCGTTGTACTGCAGTTCGTCATCCGTCGCCGCGCTGGTGATTGTGACATCACCCAGATCATCGATGTCATAGTCACCGGCAGCGGGCACTACCGCGCCCTGTCTGCTGTTGAACGACTCAACAAAATTGTTAGCCTTGTCGGCCAGTTCATTGATCTGCGCGGCAGTAGCCGTGACAGCCGTGCTTCCCAGGCTCGGGAAACTGCCCTGCACACAGGCTTTAATTAGCCTCAGGTGGTCATCCGACTGGCTCAAATTGTCCGTGCCGGGTGGATTCGTTGTCACCAGGTCTTCAATGCGGTTGCCTGTTTCTAAAGCCATGCTGTTGCCCCGCTCATTTGTGCGTTGGCACCCGCCATGCGGTGCGCCGCTTCGTTGTTCACCCGCTGCATCTCCTGTTCAAACAGCACCCGATAACGGTCTGCCGCCTCGAAGTCGCGCAGATACTCATAGGCTTGCATCAGCATGCCGTAGTAATAGATATTCGGGTGCGTGTTGCTGACCACGTTGGCGTCTGTGCCGGAGGTTAGCGCCTTAGCATCGACCCGCGCCAACACCCGGTATTCGATGCTGCTGAACGGTGCCACATAAAGGCTGTAACCCTCAATAGCGTATACTTGGGGATCACCCGTACTGCGTAACCAGTCCGTAACCGCTTCGCGGCTGGTTTTCTCAAGTCGCCTGCGCCCGTTGTCCGATTCGTAGGTAACCTCCAGTATTTCATAAGCGACTTTGAGCGTGCCGCCGGTAAACTCGGCCACCGAAAACGGATTAGCAGTCGGCGTAATGGTCAGGTTTACGTGCATCACGCTGGCGTCCAGCTCGTCATTAATCCGCGCCGTTAACGCATCAACCCAGGTGTCCATCAGATCACCCGTTAACACGCTGGACGGTTTATGCGTCACGTTCCTCACATGGGTCTTGATTTGCGAGTATGTAGCCATTAAGCAACCGCCTTTTTACGCCACTTGCTAACCTTGATAGGCCCAAGTATTGCCTGAGCCAGTACAGCGGCCCCGTTTTCGTTTAAGTGAATAGCATCCTCTGCGTATTCAGACAAAATACCGCTGTCATTGCTCACAAGCGGTTTGAGGGCAACAAAGGGCACGCCCCGAGCAGCAAAATACGCGCTCAGATAGTCTTCAATGTCATCAACACGGTCATTAAACCCGTTGCCCGTCCATGCGCTGCTGCGCGGAATGCCGACAATGACTGCCTGAGCATCAGCCGCCACAATCGCGTCATAGCAAGCAATCACGTCATTCTGTATCTGTACGTTGGTGCGCGTGGCCACGTCATTAATGCCACCAGAGCAAACAACGCATATGTCCGTGCTCGGATTCGCTGCAAGGTCTGCAGCAATGGTGGCCGCTACTGACTGCACCGTCTGTGCCGCGGTTCCTTCGTTGACCACTACCAGACCGCCCGGCCAGTTCGCCGCATATTGCCCGTGCGAATAGGCGTCATCCGTCCAGCTATCGCCAACTAACAGCAGGTTGACCGGCCCGAAGAAACTGCGAGACTGCATCAGTCCACAGCCGTCTGTACTTTCTCTGCCGCCTGGTTGAAGTAGAAACACCCGTTTTCCCAGGCGTAATACTCCGGCGTGCCGGTTGCGTGCGGGCCGTTACCCAGACCGCCAAAACCCGCTGCCCGGCCTTCTGCATAGGCCCGGTCTGTTCTGCTACCCGGATAAACAGGCGGCAGATTGGTCACGTTGGACGGACTGCCGAAGCCAGACGGACTGCCAACTGCTGTATGTTTTCCCGCCATGCTACTTCCTCGCTAATGGATTGTTCTTGAAAAAGAACGATTTTCTGCTGGTACTGCCAACGCGGTATTCACGACCCTCGCTGCTGTTCACCAGTTTCTGTATAGCTCTGCTGCGGTCGTGCGCGTCGGGGCTGGTCAGGTCTGTGTACCAACTCGGGGTATCGCGATCTGTTCTGCCCTTCTCAGCTAACCGCTCAAGCTCATGCGGTGGAAAATTGGCAAACGCTCTAAGGCCATCAGTAGGCTTTACAGCGTCTGCCTTTTGCATCTCGGCATTCTGTCGCAGAACACGCTCTCGCTGCGGGTAGCGCCGCTCACGTATGAACTTGCCGTGCGCTGCTTTAAGCGTGTCCTGGACAGTTGACATTAAGCCGCCACCGCTGCCGTGCTGTCGATACCGAAGATCGCGCCCAGAGCATCAGGGTTTGATACCTGCAAGCCATAGTCGCAATGAATCTGCACCGCCCGAGCAAGGCCCGAAACCGGCAGTTCTTTGCTGCGAATACCGCCGCCCTGCATCGACACCTGCACAAACTGCGGATCAAGCACAAACATCGTATCCGATGCCGGTGAGCCGTCACCCGATGCTTGCATCAGTCGATTAGGCACGAAGTCAACCACGAAGCCGTAGTCACTAATCAGCGTGTTAACGCTGGCCTGTGCCTGTGCTGCGCCTGATTCGTTCCGATCCCTGACCAGCGTGCTGATCTGCGCGCTGGATGTGAACATGAACTCACTCAGCTTCCGGATGACAGCAGGACGTGCCAGCAGCTTGCTCGGCGTGGTCGTGCCCAACTGGTACAGCGCATCAAGAACGTCCTTAATGCTGCTGAACGTCAGCGCATTGACTGCCGTAACCGCTGAATAGTCCACAGCCGGGATGATGTTGCCGGTGCGGTTCGTCCAGCCGCCGATACCGATGCCGCCCGTAGACAGGTCGACAAAGCATTGCGGAGACTTGGTATTGCCCGTTGTTTGTTCAATGGTCTCATCATCCACCCATGCCTCAAGCCCTGCAGTCAGACCAGCCACGCCACCTGTACCGGTGTCTGCCTGGTTCGCCTGATTGGAAAGCAGAATTGCCTCCATATCACGCTGCAGTTCCTGCGTGGCCTTTTGAATCTGCCGTGCAAGCGACTCGTTACCCACGTTATTGGATGCTTCCAGACGTGTCGAGGTGCCTACCGTTTTCTGACTGATCTGACCGTGATTACCCAGACGCACAGCGGGCGCGCTGGTTGCAGCCGGAGCCGTCGAGCCATCAATCACCGCGTTTGTCGTGTCCGGGTCTGCCAACCGGTCTGCTGACCATTCAAAGAACGTGTTGGTGTGTGAACGCCGCCCAACCATGTCCATAAACGGCAGGGGGACGGCGGAAATATCGACGATCTGCTGAAGCACGTCTTCTCTGTTCAGATTGGATGGTGCTGTGCGTACGTCTACCTGTTCTAACTGTGCCATAACGTTACCCTAAAAGTTTTCCAAGCTCGGCAACCGCTGCGCCTTGATTGCTTTCAGCCAGTTGCCTGATTTTCGCCACTTGGTTGCCGGTGCGTGTGTGCGTCCCGGGCTTCTGGTTCACTTTCTGGCGTTTCTTCTTACTCGCCACGCCGTTCACCTCGGCCCGCAGCCTGTGATAGTCACGAAACACTTTGAGCAAACGAGCATCGACCATTAGTCTGCGCTCTGCCTCACCAATCAGGTATTCACTCTGAATGGCTTGGATGCCCTTCATGTCTTCATGTTTGACACCGGTATCAGCCCACTCGGGCATGTACTCAACTGCCAACGCTTCCTGCATCTGCAAGTATTGCGCGGTCTCTGCCTGTGCTTCTGCCAGGTCAGCTTCAGTAGGCTGATAGCCCATCCGTTGCGCCTGACGTTGCAAAGCATGCCGTTTTTGCAGCAGGTCGTTCTCTACCTCAAGCCGTTGCTCATTTGCACTTGCAACCACTTCGTCGAGCCTGACCAGTTCTTTGGCCCTGTCTTTAATCTGACCGAGCGTCAGCGGTTCCTCACCGCCTACGTCGATCCTCAGGGAGTCATACAACTGACTCGGCTCTATCTCCAGCTTTTCAGCCAAAGCCTTTACCGTGAATTGCTGCGCAGTCTCCTGCGTGTCTCCATCAGTATCTGAGCTGTTTTGTGCCGGCTCAGACTCGGCCTGTGGCGCTGCCTCCTCAGGTAGCGTTAGATCATCACCCTGCGGGGCCTCCCCCGGCGGTGATGTTTCGCCCAGCATTGCTGCAAGGTCAGTTAAATCATGCGCCTCTGATTGATTATTGTCAATATTGTCATCCATCTGCCATGTCCTTTATCACGTGTTCGGCACGATCCAGCAACTTGTGGGCCACCGCTATTTCAGCCCAGTCATCCGGGTCGCGACTGTTCAACCAGCGGGCATACAGATCAGCCCGCAGTTCCTCTATCAGTCCCGTTTGCTGCACCAGTTCCTGCAGTCTCCTGGCCTGTTCCGGCACTAATCTGGGTCTTGATTCCATCAGCTACCAATTCGGCCTCTTTTATCTCTGCATCCTGCTCTAGCTCGACATAATCGAACTTCTGAGCCTCGCGCCATTTCTGGCTGTCATCCTGCACTTTGAAGTCCTCGCGGGCCTGTTCGCGCTCAATAGCCTGTTGCTGCATCTGCTGCTGGCCCTGCTGGCCCTGCATGGCAGACTGCTGGCCTTGCAGGCTCTCCTGGCCGTCAGGGTCGAGGAAGTAGCCCTCCGCACCATCCAGTTCCGCGGCCTTCAGCCAGTCGGTCATGGCGTTGTGCCAGTTCTTGTAGGTGGCCGCGATATTGGCTGCACCACCGGCTATTAGCTGCATCTGCTGTGCCATAACGAATTCGAGCGCAGCACGGTGGCGGCGGCGATCCCCCGGGGACAAGCCAACAGTCACGTTGATGCGGTTGCGCGGTTGCCACTCGGACGGATTCACTTCAACCCACTCATCCGTGCGCCGGAATTGGATAGTGCCGCGCCATTCCTCGCGCAGACAGCGGTGGATCAGCAGGAACATGTTGCGGACAAGTGACTCTGCCAGATTGCGGCTGATCTGACTGCTCATCTGTTCCTTTGGCGCGGTCTGCATCTCAACGGACAGCCCGGACACGTCCTTGACCGTCTGCGCCTCGGCACTCGCCATGTCCAGCGCAGCACCGGCCTGACGGGTAGCGGCCTCATCAAAGTAACTCAGCCCTGCAAGGCTCTGCGTGGTCACGTCTACAGTCGGCATCCAGCCCACCATTGCCGGGTCTTTGCTGCGGATAGCCCGCCCCGGGGCCGCTGCCAAAATGTCCTCCATTTCTGTCACGGACGGGTCAACAATGGGGCGCGGGTTATTGCTGACATTTAGCCCATCAAGATATTGACGCAATATGCTGGTCTTGCTGTCCTGCGTCTGGCGCAGCAGGTCATAAAGACTGAGCCCAGCCCAACGGTGGCTCACCGGCCATGCAGCGCCTGTGGCATAGGGGAAGTAGCTAACCGGTGACTTCAGCAGCAAGGTCTGATTGCTGACCAAGAAGCGCCATTTTTCACCGTCCAGCAGCATATGTACCCAGAAGCACTCCACTCGCTGCTCTGCATACACCTGACTGCGCTCATAGGTTGGCTGTTCGTCTATGAACTTAGCCTGGACATCAACGGCAGAGACGCCCGGTGCCGTCACCAGTCCTTCGTCTGTAATCTCGGAAAGGTTCTTGACCCGGTTGCGGGGAACACCCATGTCTTCAAGCTCGGAGCGCATCAGGATGACCCGCTCTGCTATGAACCGGTGGCTCTGTATGTCCTGATCCTGCGCATTAGGGTCAACATAGAAATATGACGGTTCTATGCTCTCGACACGCAGTTTTTGCGTTATCTGCTCAACCTGCACCGTGACCGCATCATCAGCACGGTCTATGCCCTGCACCTCAATACCCTGCTGGCTGTAATAGGCCCGGATAGCACCATCAGTCGCAGACGGATCAAACACCGCTGTCTGCCGGTCAACGCTGTCATCGACCCAGACCTTGCAGATACCGTTGGCGAACAGCAGCGCATCACTTACCGCATTCTGCAGTTGTGCATAGCCGCTGTTGTCCTCGGTAAATATGTTGTTGACCGCTGCGCTCTCGGCCTCGGCCTGGTCTTCGTCATCCGGCCCTACCGGTTCAAAGGCCACGATATTGTCAGTCGCATAGGCGGGCATGATGGTGGACATGATGGCGTGGTGCGTGTCACGGATCGTGGTGTCCTGTACCTGACTACGCCCGGTCTTTTCGTCACCGCGCGGCCTGTTGAGGTAGTAATTCCACGCCTTGCGGCGGGTCTCCTGCAATGCGCTGGTGCTGAAGTCGCTGCTTCTGGTCAGGTTGCCCCAGATGATCTTAACCAGTTCTTCTTCGGTTCTGCGTTTCATATTACTGCCCTGTCTAATTCGCTGTAGTCGATAGCGCCCCATTGCTGCTGCTGCAGGTGCCCTTCGTTGTATGCCTGTATTGCGTAGCGGAACGAATCCGCACCGTCTGACGCCCAATCGTGCAGCGGCGTAGGCTTGAACACCTGCCGCTTGTCGTCATACTCGCGCCGGTAGCCGTTCAGACACGCCCTGCCTCGCTCTGTCTTGACCGCATCGAACCAAGCCTTAGCCAAAGCAACACGGCAATCCTCGATATAGGGCTGGATATTGGATACTTGCTTGAGGACAGTCGTGCGGAAGCCCAGGTCTTCAAACTGTTCTGCCACGCTGCGGGGCATACCGATACGATGATGGTTGCCGTCATGCGGCAGAATAACGTGATCACAGCCGTATCCGGTGCCCCTGATCTGGTCTGCGTAGTGTTTAACCTGCTCACCGCTTGCCTCGTAATAGTCAATGAAATGCAGCGCACCGCCGGGCAGCGCCTGTAAGTACCAGATGGCTGTACTGTCATCCAGTCCTATATCCAGCACCGGCCAGACAGGGTACGCCTGATCGACCGGCACAGCCGTCACCCGTCCGTCTGTGGTGGCCTTGTTCATTTGTCGGGCGTAGTAACTACCCTCCAGGCCAAAGTCGAAGGAACCGAAGTATTCCTGCAGGTACAGTTCCTCGCTCATCTCGGCCTGTTCGCGTACCAGCGCTTCGGCCGTCATGTGCCCGGTATCGTCACAGGTCAGCAACTCGGCAAAGGACTGCTCGTCGATCTGTGCTTTTTCGTACAGTTCGAAGCCATGATTGCGGCCACGTGGCGTATAGGGAAACAAGGCCCAACCGCCGTTCTCGGCAAGTATTGGACGCACGAAGTCATAGGCTCTGGGGTTGGCAATCGCGTACTCAGAGAACACCACTCCGCGTGGGTTTGATCCCACCAGCGCGTCATAACGGTCTGACCCGCCAAGCTGCCAGGTGCTGCCGCATTTGAAGGTGATGCGCATTTCTGAGTCATTAGTCGCTGCCCTCAGTTCCGGGGGGAAGGCTACATCGATGATCCGCTGACCGTCCTTATTGATGCCGTTCCACAACGCCTTGCGGGCTTGCTCTTTCTCAGGGAACAGGTGCCAGTGGTTGCCTACATGCCGGTGCGCATCAAAGCATGTCCATTGCAAACTGACCGTGTCCTTACCGGCTCTGCGTGGCCAGCACAGGATTGCTCGGTTACCACCCGCCTCCATACTGCGCCAGAAGCTGCGCTCATAGTGCCGTAGCTCAAGAGTCGGAAGATTTATTTCCGGCACTCTGGCTCACCAGATTAACAACCAGGCCACCATCGCCTGTGTCCAGTTCTGTGGCTTGCAGGTTAGGTACCACCTTATTCAGTAGTCCCAATGCCGCTGTCACCTGACTACTGGTCAATTCAAGATCATCAAGCACGTGATTTTCCAGCCTATTTACAAGCTGACTTGCCCTGATTTTCTCTCGAATACACTCCTGGTGCCGTTTATTGAGTCTCGCTGCCATTTATATGTAATTACATATGTAATGATAAATAAAAAGGAGTATCCTTCTCTCTAGCCCCCAGTCCTACCCCCAGTCCTGACCCCCTTAACCCCTCACATTCACTCGCTTCGCTCGTTCTGTCCTGATCGTGGCCCCGCCTGTTTCCTAGCTCTGGATATATATCCGTCGCTGAGGTTTCCAGTATGGTTCCGCAAATATAGCATATAAATAGCTGGTGATGTGCGTTGACAGGCTAATATCCCGCTTTAAACTCTGTTTTTGACAATCTTCCTTTGTCCTTTTGCCCTGTCAGGCAGCATCACAGGCCCAGATTCCCCAATCCACCGGCCTTTTGCTTGACAGGGCTTTTTTATGCCTGTAATCTGTCTTTACTGGTTGGGGAATCAGCAGAAACATAGCTAATTCTTTGACCGGTTCAAACCTAACTGAACTGAGAGATATTGCTATGAGCTTAGACCCGAATATGCCCCTTGATGCGGCTGTCCCCTCACAATCCAAGTACCTGGATAAAAATGATGTTGGTGAGGGCGGGAAGAACCTCACCATCAAAACGCTGGATCGTGTCCAGGTCGATGACAAAGACCCGAACAGCGTCAAAACCGTTATCCATTGGACGCAGGATGCCAAACCGATGGTGTTGAACAAGACTAATAAGAACCGGCTGTCCGTCATTCTCAAGGCCACCACGGTTGGTGACATCATTGGCAAGACCGTCAATGTGTTCAATGACCCGATGGTGGAGTTTGGCGGCGAGATAACCGGCGGCATACGCATCAGACAGGCAGCAGCGGATGACGCACCGGCTGCGAGCCCCAACGACGAAATACCCTTCTGATTCGTGTGCGCGTGGGTGTTTCGGGTCACCTACCAAGACAAAAAAACCCGCTTTATTACTAACTAGCTTTGAGGGAATCAGCTATGACGTACTACAACACCACCCGCCAGACCGGCGACCAGCTTGAGATATTCAAACGCTCTGCACAGACGCAAGACCAGGCTGTGCTTAACTTCCTGCGGCGCGTGGAAAAGCCCCTGACGCGGGATGAAATTCACGCCGACTGCCTGAGCCACGCCCCGACATCCAGCCTGACCCGCAGCCTCAATACCCTGCTGAACAAGGGCAAGGTCTACAAGCTGGACATGATGCGCCCGGGCAAATACGGCAGACCCCAGCATTTGTGGGTCTATAACCCCAACGCACAATGGACGGAGGAATAGATCATGCCTTTCGAAACCATGTTTAACGGCTCCTGCAGGCTAGAGCCTAATTTCAAATTGTGCGCCAGAAAAACAAAAGGCGGCGATGTGTTCATCGCAATAACAGAGTTGAAGGAAGAAAAGGCTCGCACCAACGCAGTTATTCTCACGCCAGAAACAGCCTACGAGCTGTCTTTAGCGCTGGACTATATGGTGAATGAAGCAGAGGCAAATGACGATGCGTAGCGACGAACATCACCAGCAGCAATTGGAGCAGCAGGAGCAGGAATGGCTGGCCGAGATTCACAACCGGCAATGGAAAATCAACTGCGCAGACTGCCGCAAGCCCCTGGGGGATCACGTGGGCCCGCATCCGATCGTGATGACGTGCTGGTCGTGCCAGCAGGACAGGGAACCGACAGAGAACTACGGAGGTATCCACGGATGATTGAATTTATGAGCTTTTTGGTTGTTTTTTTGGTGATTGCTCTGGGTCGTTTTGCATGGCCGGATATTAAGTGCAGTTGGCGATTCATGATGCAGGAATACGGAGCGCGCAAGCTGTTAATCAGCATCCTGCAGACCTTTGTAGCTGCCTTCATTATCTGGGCGCTGCTGGTCGGGATGCTGGCGTTATGATCGCGCTGACATTTATGACCCTGTTCTGGCAATTGCCTGACATGGAGCCGGAGCG